CCAGCACCTCTCTGCGACCTCCTGTACTTTCTTTTTCGTACAGTTTACATCGCTTCTTATTTTTTTAGGTGCTGTACTTTTTCGTTACCATTTACTGTACTTCTATCTTACAAAACACACCGGAGGACGGACACTTAACATCCATGACATATCTAAAAGACCTGTTGTACGAGTCTGGTTCTATGGGCACACACCCACTGGTCTCAACAGACACTTCATACCCGCCCACCACAAGCTCGTATATGACCGGGTATATTTCTTCATGTATTAAAGGTTCTCCCCCGGTTATACAAACCCTCTTGCACTTTAAGTCTTCAACCTTCTTAATAAGACGTCCTACTGATATCTTCTTTCTGCGTTCCTTCGGTTGCGGTTGGTCACAATAAGAACACCCCACAGGGCAACCCCACAGACGGACGAACGTTGTAGGCAACCCCATAGACTTAGACTCACCATTTACGGAAAGGAAAATTTCATCGTAAAGTAATGCCATAGTAGACTCACTCTCCTTTACACTCCGCAAAGCAAGTAGGGGTTTCCCATAACTTAACAGACGCTATTTTTACAGGCAGGTTCGATGGAATGTTACTTACAAGCGTTAGGTAAATCCACATCGAAAGGTTCTCTACTGTAGTATTCATACCTCCACGTGCATCGAAATATTCCGTGATATCTTTGTGGTCAAGGACATCAATAACATATTTCTCGACTAATGAATTTAAGTTTTGGAAGTCAATTAGAAGACCTGTGAGTGGATTTATTGGGCCGCTCACTGTAACCTGTAATCGATACGTATGGCCGTGAGTGAAAGCACATACACCGTCGTAATTATGTAAACGGTGTGCGCTGTCAAAGGTAAATTCTTTGGTTATGGATACCTTCCTTGATTGACTTAACAATCCAACCCAACTCCTTTAGTTTTTTATAAATGCAATTGCTCGCAAAGCAGTCTTGCGTTCCTCGCCAATGTTTGCTTCACAGAACCCCACGCGCAAACACAAATCATACCCTTGCATACCCACCATACCTCGGGCAACGGCAACCGCTTTTATCATTTGGTTGCAAGCACTAGCACCCATAGCACGGAGCTCAACTTCCCCGGCAGCGGATTTTTCAAGGAATTTCACAAGACACACGGCAACATTTTTAACGGATGAACCTCCTGAAACCAATATTATCTCGTCTTTATTGATATTATCCATGACCAGTTTTTCTCCCCTTTCTCGGCATACCTTTATACCAATACACTTCAAACATGATTTGGTCACGTCTTACTAGGCCATAGTCACGACTATCAGTACTTTCCTGTGAGTTATCACCTAAAAAATAACATCCGTTTTTCTCCTGATATGCTAGACGCTTAATCACCCACATATTTTTATTCCTCGGAGCAATATACCCGTAAATCGCACCATTTGTTAATGGCTCATTTGGGTGAACTTTAAACCCCACAACGACCTGACCATCAACGAGAGAAGGAGACATACTCGGCCCACACACTAAATAAAAGCGTGGCACGGTGTACCTTATCAGGTATTGCCATAGAACGAACGCAAGCAAGCCCAGCAAAGCACCCAATATTATTTCGATTAACACTGTCCATCACCGGCCTTACGTGCTGCTAAACGATCAGCGGAAACAATCTTGGGCAAATCATCCAAATCTATCAATATGTACATCTTGGACGTGCCAAATTTGTGTGCTATCACTACGGGTATTTTCCCTTTCGGCACATCTGCTTCTGCTTGCGCTATCCATTTCGGGAAAGACCATGTTTTAGCACACTTTGCTTCAACGTGCAACGCGAAGTTTACATTGCGGTCGGCAGGAACTACGTCACCGCGGAAGCCTTCTGCGCTGGCCTTGTTCTTAGCAAAACCACCCGATTGAGGAGTTCGTACAAACTCAAACCCAGTTAAGGTCGTAAAGAAATCAGCCAACTTACGTTCAAACGAAGCGCCTTTAGCTCTGCTGTTGCGTCCTTTACGACTTGCAGCCTCTTTCTTAGATTGTTCACCCTTCTTGGTAGCCTTAAATTTTTTCATAAACACCTCGCTTCATACCATAGATTGTACATCTAAACATATTGTATATTAAAGAAGTGTTCAAGCGCAAACATGCTACGAATCGACACCTTTACATATGTTAACCCCACGTAAATATTTTACGGTCTTCATCCATAAGATACGGTTCTTCTACGCCATGACCACAGCAGGCGGCAATTACAGCTTTTCCATCTTGAGGCGGTATGACCCCTAAACAAGCGTCATGTCCTTCTGGTGTTGGAGTTTTGCCGCAACGCTTACAAGGTCTGTTGTTATAGATAACTACCTCGCCAGTGTCACACCAATACCACAAGTCTTTTTCGGAATCATATTGCGCAAGGTGTCCTCTACAATACGTAGTTACCAAATTAAGTCACCCTCCCGACACTAAAATTTCGTTGTTCATGTTTGAAGTCACCATCTCTACGACTTACTTCTCGGCTAATTAAAAAAATTGCGTCAGCTATGTTATCAATGTTTTGCTCTATCATAGACAGCTTTAATTTAGCGTCCACCCACCTTTCATAGTGAGGGAACACATCTTCATTATTGTTTATAATGGTTTCTTTCGCCGTCTCACTTAACCGATCTTTGGACAGTTCGCGGTATATTTCAATACGTGCGCGGTCATACATGCGGCGACATTCTTCCACAATACATTGCATCTCACCAAACAACGTCCTCATATAGAGTTTTTGTTGTGTAAATGCGTTCAAATATTCACCTATAACATGCCCCGGCACGTTGGTTATGTCTGCCGGTAGGGTCAAGTAATCTTCATTAATATTCAAGGAGCCGCCGTGTTCAGTGGGTCTAAATAGCACTACCCCATCAGCTTCAAGTTCCTTCTGTAACTTTGCGTTCAGTAAAACAACTTTAGGGTCTACCTTTTTGTTTGGCAGACCCTTATTTGGGGGCAACATTTTTTTAGTTTTTACAGGTAAGGGTTTTAGTGTTGTTGGTTTGCGTAGCATAGAGAAACACTACCTTTCTGTCATAAATCTGCCAACTTCTTCATCATCCACATAAACGATAGTAGTTAGCTTGTCGTTAAATGCGTGGCAACGTATAAACACACTTTCTCTTTTACTGCCTTTTTCACAATGATAAAGACGGACAACCATACCACTATCCTTACCGTATGCGCCGAAGTTAATGTCGGTGTCCCTTCCATCCACGTTAGCTACTGCATAGAAGTTGGGCATTTCATACCTCCTGACTAGAAACTACAACATGCCAATCTTCACGTATTTCTGTTGCGGCTTTTGATCCCCAACGCAAACATTGACTTAATGTATACTGTGGGTTGTGGTAATTAAAAATCGCCTCTCGTATTTCAGGCGATATCTCATTGAACAGCTTCCCCGCTTCAACTAACAAGTTCTCAATTTGGTGTACTGCTTCATACGCTTCCATAAACTTTTGCTTGTCCATTCTCTCCTCCTATTTGACCCAATAAACTATAAAGACAACTACAACCAACAGTGAAGTTTCCAGTTACACCACCTACAAACACCGTCAGACTTATTATGCCCCTCTCTCGCTGGCGCTTGCCCTTCTTCAACAGCTTCGTTAATATTCTTACACTGTAATAAGAGGTCTCTGATAATCTTTTGATGATCCTGAGTTGTGCTGTCTACAACGTATTCCTTTAAAGATTGGTCATTTTTATTTTCATATACAATAACTGCCTTAGTAACCGGAAGGGTGCATTTAAGTAACACAAGGTCAACTTTGCTGTGTTGCACGATCTTATATTCGAGTTTTTCTTCTCGACTAAACTTGCGACCATCTACGAGATAGTCATATAGGCTGGCATAGTATTTATCCCTATGGGCATGTTCGCGATAAAATTTAAAAATGTCACCTTTACCTTTATAAGTGTTATGGAGGTACCGCCTCCGCTCTTCAAGACAGTACGAATAAATAAGACCTTGCTGCTTATGGTCATGTTTAGCGTCCACAAGGTCTTTGAAATTACCGTCATTTATTGATTTTAGTTCGAGTACTCCTAATTCACGGGTACTTTCTTCAAGAAGAATAATACCGTCAGTGTGACCTTGTATGTTGTACTCATCAGACCTAATAGGCACTTCATCCATGAGTAGTATTCCAGCATCTTTAAGATAACATTGCAATCTTTCATGCATATGGTGTCCGTTATCAAAAATGCGCCGGGTACGTGGTTCAATAAAATTTGAGTCAGGGTCAACACCGCTACGAGCATACCATATAGCGCGGGGGCAAGACCCTATCGCACTAGGCGCATTAACATTTATCGCTCGGTCACTATCAGACGCTGACATATCCGTAAGGTACTTATCAAGCGGCCCAACAACATAAGAGGTGTCCTTTTTCATGGACTTAAACAATGCGTCTGTTTTAGACCCTTTTGCTGGACGTAGTGTATTCTTTATTTTCATGCTCAACCTCTCTCCGTAGCAACAACAATATCACTGATTAAGTCTGTTTGTAGGTAGCTGGTCAATGCCATCCTCTCACGGGGCGTTAGGTTTACATACCCGGTAAGTACTTCTGCATTATGGTTATAACACACCATAAGCATGTTGTCGATTTGACCTGTTACAGCCATGTCTAACATATACTGTAACTGCTCCACGAGGGTAGGTTGTTCCGTGTTGGCGTTATTATTTGCAAACAACCTAACTACGCTATTCTTACCTTTATCTCTAGTTTGCTTCTGCATAATTCAAAAACTCCTTCCACGGAATAATAACTAAACGGTGTTTCTCTACTACGCCCTCACACACAGACACCTTCTCCCATGCTCTGGACATGCTAAAAGACTTCTTATCCTCAATCAATCGGAACTCGTCTATGTCACGGTTATGGTCGTCCCACATTTCGTAAGTGTCACGGTCTAACACTGCTAACACTATTGGGTCGCCTAAATTGCCATGGACTTCTATACACATAGCAGGCGTACGGAAACCATCACGCCTTGCTTCGTTTAATATTTTCTCCCACACTTTCAGAGGTAAAGAATAAGACCGCTTTTCGGTGATCTTGCATTCCACAAGGAACTTGTCAGAACGCACATCACCTTTGGAGTGCCAACGCGCACCAGTGGCGGGTGTAGTCCTACCTTTTAGGTCTTTTGCAGTTGCTCGTTCCTGTTTTCGGGAGCGTTTTTGTATAGTCATAGGTTTTCTCCTTTTATTGCGCTCATGTCGCTTTTTGCGTATCTGGTAAAATGGTAATAATGGTGTGGCTTTACATAAGTAACGACTGTATAAGCATAAAAACCGTCTTTATCCCTACTCCCTTCATGGACAACAACATTTGTTACTTGGTCGCCTTTATTCTTATAGTAAGCCCTTACTTCTTTCGCCAACATTTTCTCACGCTTGTACTTGTTCAACTCAACCCCTCATCTCATAAATCAAATCTGCTTACTATCTTAAAGGTTGCCACTGTACGCAGTACACACGATTTTCTTCGACCACCATGTCATACTGTAGCACATTAGGGTTCTGACACACTTCGGTCAAGTCCTGTTTGGTCTTAAAATAAAACTCACAATTAAAGCAGGAGCGGGTAAACGTTCCTTTCGCTGTGTTTTGATTGTTTTTACAATCTTTTTGATGTTTTTCTCGCAACACTATTGAAAGGCTGGACTATTTTATGATAAAATTATCCTGCACCTTCGGGTGTCGCTTAGAAGCGGTGGGAAAACTTTTGCGAGATGTACCACCGCTTCGGTGTTTTTAGTTGTCCTTGTTTCTACAAATTGGTTTAGGCTGTAATCCCAACCAATTCTACATACTGCCCTCCTTTTTGTTGGGTGCTTGAAAGCCGCTTCAAATCTGCTACGAATGAGTGGCTGTCGTTATATGATAGTAGGAGATTGGACATCTCACCTTTACAGTATAAATTTTCTAATATTCTGTACTTAGCAAGAAATCTGCAACATGCATGGTTTTTATGCCTTGATAATTACCGCCGGCAAACTCATCTGTACGCAGAACATACTTAGGGTAATTATCCGCTATGCCCAACAGCCGTCCATATTCCCGTTCTTTGGTTTCTTCTTTTTCAATGTGCTCGGATATTTGAATATAGAGCTTATTTTCCTGTTTTGTAGCAACAAAATCAATTTCAGCATCACCGATTTTACCGATACAAACATCATAGCCGCGGCGTAATAATTCAAGATACACCACATTTTCAAGCATTGCGGCAACGCTGTCAGGTGTGTAACCAAGAACGCTATAGCGAAAGGCTGTGTCGCTTAGATAGAATTTCTCTTGGGTCTTTAATAGTTGCTTGCCTTGGATATCATATCGGGAGCAGCGGTGCAGGATGAAAGCGCTTTCCAATTTGCTTAAATAATCATAAACAGTTTCATTGTCTATTGTACGTTTCTCGCTTTTAAGATATTTGGCGATGGATGCCGCAGAAAATGTCCTGCCTATATTATCAAAAGCAAATTTTACGATACGCTCCAAGAGATCCACTTTGCGGATTTGGCTACGCTTTACTATATCTGTGAAGATTGTGGAATTGTAGATGTCCTTTACTATGGAATATGCTTCATCTTGGGTATATTCTTGCAGGTGGATGGCAGGAAAGCCGCCAAAGCGCAGATAGCGAGCAAATTCCTCTTTCTGCCCAAGTGAAATATTGACATATGTGGTCTTCCCATCTGCGAGCATGAAGCCATCTCGACCATGTTTTCTAAAATCCAAATATTCAGTAAAAGACAGTGGAAAAATTCCAAAAGACACATATCGTCCCGTTAAGTATGTCGATATTTCGGAAGACAGTATCCTAGAATTTGAGCCGGTTATATAAATATCCACATCAAAGTCGGTTATAAATGAATTGACAGCCTTTTCCCAATCCTTGACCTCCTGTATCTCATCTAAAAATAGATAGGTTTTTCCGCCTACTATGAGCCGATTTTTTACTTCGTCGTAAAGCCGTTTTGCAGTCTTTATATCTTCGTGCTGCATAGAATCAAAGTTATAGGCAAGAATCCTTTCGGGTGAAACCCCGCGCTGCTTTAATTCTTCTGCAATCATTTTGAGAATCGTGGATTTACCACAGCGACGAACACCAGCCAGCACTTTAACAAAAGGCGTATCAACATAGGACATTATCTTCTCGACATATTTAGGTCTTATAATCATCAGAATCACCTCATAGATAATATACCACAAAAATATAGCTATGTAAATATTTTTGCGGATATAATCCCGTAATAATTTATATGTTAATTATTTTTGCGTATTACATATAATGGATGATACGAAGAGAGATCAACCGCCGCCTCTAAAGAAACGGCGGCAGTCTTTATATTTTATACCGCAATACCCATCAGTTCCTTATAAGCATCTTTCGTGTCCATTCCGTATATTTTGGCATACAGCGTCACAGCGTTAAAGCCTTCAACACAACGAAAACAATAAAATAGTCCCTTGCTTTCGTTTATTGACGCAGCCATCTTACCGCGTCCGCTGTCGCAAAAAGGGCATCTGCACTTAATCTCCCTGCGGTCGGTGTCTTTCATCTCAATATTACAGCGACGTGCAACTTCAATGATTGATATTTTTTCGTATATAACTATCCCGCCTTTCTAAATAAATCCTCTTGGATATGTTGAGTATTATCGTTTTCGGCAATATTAGTTGCAGCTTTAACGGCTAATCGGCGCTGCGTTGTTGTGGTTAAATATCTTGCATAAATTTCGGGTTGTTCAGCTTCCAGCAGAGCATCATCAAATTTCTTTTTGTCAAATGACTTCCATTTGACATAGCCATCTCCCACAGTACCAATCTCATATTCGCCTAGCATTTGCTTCAATAGGTTTGCGGCCTGCTGTTTTTGCTTCTTAAATATCCCCATCTGCTCATCTGCCGAATTGTATTGATGTATTAAATCAGCGGCACTATCGGGCAGCTTAATTTTTGATAACGGCCGGCTGTCTGGATATTGCTGATTTAGGTATTTAACGCAGGCATCCGGTCCGTCAGGCGGCAAGGGTACATCATCCTCAATATGCATCCAAAAATCCTGCTCGTAGCGAATCAGCATTGAAATCAACTCTTCGTCACGAGGTATGAATTTCCACTTGAAAGTGTTGCCACCGACAAGCACTGCAATATACGCCCCATTGTAGCCGGTGACGCAAAGATAGTGCTGGACTTGTAAAATATACTCTTGCGGAACTTCGTCACCATCCCATTCACCAGCCTTAAATGCATTGGCGGTTTTAGCCTCAAACACACACTTTCCATGTGTTGGGCAGTTGCACACGCCATCAAGATTGGCAAGCATAAATGGGTAGGCTTTGCTCCGGATGATTTGTTTAACGGGGATCACTTCAATACCTGTACGCAGGGTAAACTCCTCTCGTACAATAGATTCCAAGCGAGTACCCCAATAGGCTGATTCTCCGGCTTCTTGTGGTACTCGCAGTCCTTTCTTCTCCATCCACAGTTCAAGTGGGGATTTATATTTATTGATGCCACAAACCACGGAAGCGTCCGATCTGCCAATTCCCAAGTTACGATATGCAAGCCAATCTTCACGAGATAATCCCACCGTGGATGTTAGTACAACTGCGGTCATTTAAGCACCTCCATGAAGGGTGCAATCGACGCTCCCCTTTATTTAATTTAAGCAACAATATACGAATTTACAGTAAAGACTAAGCTCTAACTCTTTCCTTAATTATTTTGAATTTTCATTGTGCCGCCTCATTTTTTATCCGCTCCCCACAATGGGGGCAATAGTCAACCACTAATGCATCTGCAAAAACCTTAAATAATACCGCTCAACCGTTTCCTTGATAATTCCAATTATCCTGCATAGCTTCTTGAAGCTCCGGAATTGAAATTTTGCCCCGTTTCTTTCTGGCAACGAGTACATCATTACCCCGTAAATCCTTGCCGTGTTCTAAAGTTATCTCCGCCGTATTCTCACCTAATTTCTAATCAAAGTAAGTAGAGTTATTTATGCCATTACCCGCATAAACCTCTTGTGCCATTCATCAAGGGCTTTTTCACCGCTTGGCAAAATATTTTTATCGGAAAAGAAAAAACCCAATTTTACATTCTTGGTCCTTGCAAAGAAACGAAAAAGAGCGGCTAATAATAAACATTAGCCGCTCTTGTAAAAGTTGATTGTGTTGAAAGTACAAAGGTCTGATTAGCTTATTCGATGGTGATTTTCCTCGAATTGTTCACCTTGACTTCCTTTGGAACAGCGTATTAACGCCCCAGTATAACGACGTACACAATGCCATGTTCGGCCGGAGTTTAATTAACTGCAAGCAATCAACTGTAAAACCGCCAAGGTCAACTACGTTCGCGATATTTGAATCTTTTAGCTTATCAAACACGGCGACAGCCGCAGAATAGGCTTGCGGGAAAGTGTGTGCGCCAGTAATCCTTATAGAGTATGATTTTTTGTCAAGCTCGAATCGGATTATATCGGATCGGTCGCTAAAATACCTTTCAAATTTCTTCTTATAGGTTTCGTAATGCTGTAGAGGTAGCCCGATGAGCAATTCTACTTTGATGTGTTCATGGGGCGTAAGTTTTCTAAGCATGTCCGCCTCAGCAACAAGCTCTTTGCCGATTGCATAAAGGGTCAAAATAAAGTACCTATCATCTTCGGTTTTATCGTTAAGCACCGGAAGGTTTTGGTCTACCAGAGTGAGGTCTTGCTCTCATACGTTAATACATCACCGCCAATAGTGGGTATGTATTTGCTTTCCACAAAGCTGGAGGGAAATACCTGCCGAATTGATTTCATAAGGCGGTTGCCGTGGTCGATTGATATTGTTCTTTTCATAGGCTTGTCTCCTCCTTAATTTCAATACTAAAGACTTCTCTGCCCTTGTTTTCCTCCTACACGGGCGGGGCAAAGTTTGAATTTGTCTTTAGCATTGTTTTTAGATTACATGATTGCCCGTAGTAAATGGTATGGTACAAAAAAATAGGACTAAACCACAAAGCCCATTATTGCTGGCTTTTTTGGTATAATCCCATTATGACATTATCACCGTCCGGCGTAAGCCCGTGCATCCTCTGAAATGTAATCACCGCATCACGCGTTGCATTGTTGAATATGCCGTCAATGCGGACGTTTAAACGTTGCTGTACGAGCCGCACAGGTTCTCCGATAGAGCCGAGCAATAAAAGACGTCCGGGGTATGTGGGCATGATGGCCATCTCCTCTCTGTGTGTTATATCCTATGCCGCTACCTCGTTTTTGCTTATAACAATGTGTGTTGGCGTATTGCAAAACATAGAAGCTGCGGGTAGGGTTTTGGCTGGCATATCTTCTCTCCCTGTGTATTGAAATCTAATAATTAAACCACATTCCGAGGGTAGAATCAGCCGATTAGACGAATATTTCAGCAACTGCGGCGATGTACCTGTTTGGAGGCAAGAAATGAATATTGGTAAGCCCATAAAATAACAAACATATTGGCAAAATATAAAAATCGGAGGCAACGAAAATATGAATCAAGAAATTATTACAAGAGCAGGAGAGGTCATCGCTTCAAAGACAGACTTTATTGGAGGGGCATGGAGGGCCATTGCGTTCTTTCTTTAATAGATGAATATGGCTACTCTACTTCATCGACAGTAACCATCTCTAAGGCGGACGGAATCAAATGGCTTACTTTTTTAGACGGCCTTGGGTTAAATAAAACAAAACCGATTGCCCAATGTAACCGTGGCAGTGTGTGCCTTAGCGCATCAACATACAATATAACGCTTATAGGTACACTTGAAATTTTGACCGACCCCGATATCAAAAAAGAAATGTGGCAGAAGCTGATAAGTGAGTACTATTCCGGCCCAGAAGACCCGGAATATTGCGTTTTACGCTTCAATACGGAACGCTACAACCTTTTCTTCGCTGATGATGACCCGGTTATCTTAGTTCTCAGATAAGCGGGTTTATTCGAGATATATGATTATTCGATGCAAAGTGAAAAGTCCCCGCATATTGGGGACTTTTCAAATTCTTCTTGAATAATTATTGTATTGT